CTTTTTAGTAAGCAGTACGGTGAGACAGTAGTTATTGTAGCTGAAAAATCAATTTCTATGATTCGAGATGATGAGCGAGGCTTAATAATCTGTCACACGTTCGATCCGGATCAGTTCAATTTTGAAATAGAGAGTACGGATTATAAGCGGTTCTTTGCAGGGCGGAAACATGATAACCATAACACCGGACCCGTCCAGTCTTAGTCGACTGGCGGTTACGCAAACTATTACAGTTTATTTGGATAAGCTTTTAACGAAGAATTTGCTCGATGAAATTGCGGAGCTTGTTCATAAGCAGGCTATTAAGGATTTGAAGTCTAATCCTGAAGTAAAGAAAGTTATCGCCGAGGCAGCAACCAATAAATTGTTGGAGATGCTCGGCGTAAAAACTAATCAAGAGGAGAAAAGCAATGCAGATAACACCAGCACCCCCGGTAACAGTTGATCACTTGGCTCAGAGGGTTGGATATCTAACTGTCCAGCTTGAGGCAGCGAATACCGAGATTCAGCGTTTGTACGGTTTGCTTCAGCAATACACCAATGATCTGAAGGCTGAGGTCACAAAGATTGAGACCGAGGCAGAAGTCGAAGAGAAAGCGGTCGCAGATAAGATTAAGGCTGTTGTAGCTCGGGTTAAGGCGAAGCTTTAAATGAGTCGATCATGGCCGACGAATCGACGGAACAGACGCCAGGAGCGTCAGCAGAGACAGCAGAAGTTAGCGAAGCAGTTGAGGAATTTCCAAAAGTAAAGGAGAAAATCGTTCGTAACCCCTTTGGCAAATACGGCAGACAGGGACGACCAGATTTTGTTAATCTTCCTGATAATATAATGAGTTTGGAAGAGCAAATAAGGTTGGTTTCAAAACGATTACGGCGGCCCAGTTTACCACATAAAGAGTTTATAGACCTTTTGTCCAAGTTGGATTATCTCCAAAATAAACGGAAAGCTCGGCATCCTCGTTCCCCGAACGGTGTTGACATTCAGGCGATTCAGCGGAAAGAAGCCCGGGAGAAAGCTAAGGCGCTTGCCGCAAACAAGGAACAAGATCATGGCTCTGAACAATGATGGCTTAACTGGAAAAGAAAAACCTTTCAAGAAAGTCAAGGTGGTTTCGTTAGGTAAGAAAGGTTCGTTCAAAATCCGAAAGGGTCGTCTTCACGAGAAGCTTGGGATTCCGCAAGATCAAAAAATTCCTGCTTCTAAACTTACGCCTAAGCCCGGTGATAGCTCGGAGTTGAAGCACGAGAAAGCATCGGCCAAGGGCTTCAAAGCGATGAACCATAGTAAATAAGTTTCTGTTCGAGTTTTGTCGTATGCATTATTTAAATAAGCAGCGCTCTCGAACGAACCTGTGAAAGTCAGAACAGGCTCACGTTATAGTCGTGGCCTACATTTTATGAAAATTGATCTCGGTCCAGTTGTGGATGTCACCAAGAAGTTTCTAAGACGACTTTACTCATTTGTTGAGCGAGTGCCCTATTGGTATCTGTTAGCGATTCCTTATGCCTCGTTGTATTTTGGGATTGCTCTGAATCAGCTGGTTATGGTTGTTAATCATAATCAAATGCCTGTAGACTGGCCTCAATCGCTATGGGATGCAGAGTGCTCCGATCCAACTACGATGGCTCAGCAGGGCGATCTTATTCACTCTTGTATGACGCATGCTACACACTTGAAATTTTTGTGTGACTGGATCGTATTAGGAAATCCGGGAATAGATGGGATTATGTCGACGGGCGATTTGTTTATATTTTTGTACGATCTGCTTGTTCCATTGACGTTTTACATATGGGTAGTTTTGGTAATTAAGGGCTGGTATGGCATTAAAAACGGAAGCGCAGGTAAGAGTTGAAGAGGGCCGGCAGAGATGCAAAACCGACAAACAGTTTCTATCCGAAGTCTTGGGATATGACTTTGTTCCTGCGGTTCACTCTGAGTTGTGGAAACAGTTTTTTCAGTACAATGAATATAAGCCGTTTGCAAAGCAATCAGATTTAGCAAAGATATTAATACTTTGGCCAAGAGGACACTTTAAAACAACGGCTGTTGTCGTCGACATTATTCAGGCCATTCTGAATTTTCCTGATATTCGCATACTGATTATGCGGGGCAGCATCGGGATTACGAAGGCGTGGCTAGCCGAAATTAAGGCTCATTTTACTGGAACGAATCCGAATTCCCATCTTGAGAATTATTTTCCCGAGTTTTGCGCGCCACTTGATCTTGACAATCAAATGGCTTTCACGATTGCGCCGCGTCGTAATAAAGGCTTGGCGCAGGCCACTGTAACGGTTGCGTCTCCGAAGTCGATTAAGACCGGCACGCACTATGAAATCGGATTTTTTGATGACTTGGTAAACGATCAAAATTATCGTTCGGCAACTTTGTTAAAGAAAGTTCAACAGGATTTCTTTGCATGCATGCCTCTAATTAATCCGCCGTTTTTTGCAGTCATGACGGGGACCCGATATGCGTTTGGTGATGTGTATGAGAACATCATGCGGGCCAACGTTAAGGGTGAGTGGCGGGTAAGTTTTCGAACTTGCTGGGTAGATGAGCTTCAAACAATTCCGTTGTTTCCGCAGCAGCCTGCAACTGATAGACCGTGGACTGATGATCGGGGTATTGGTCATACAGGCGGCAAGCTAGTCGGCTTTACAAAAGAACAGCTAGACTTCATGCGGGATAGCGATCCTGAGATGTTCGCGTCTCAGTACCTTAATCAGCCAATGGTTAAGGGCGGTCAGCGATTTCCAAAAGAATTGCTGAATTCATGTCTAGTAAAAAAGGACGTACTTCCTAAGTTAAGTCCCGCGATTTTCTTTGTTGATATTGCGAGTACGAATTCGGATACAGCGGATGATTCTTGCATTATTGTTGGCCGAAATGACTTACAACGAAAACTTTATGTTGCGGAGGCTCGTGGCGGGCAATGGCCCTCAGCCTTGCTTGCGGAGCAGATAATCCTTGCAGCGCTCGATTATAGGCCGGTTACGATCTACTTTGAGAAGTCGAGCAGTGCTATCTTTTTTATGGATTATTTGCGTCTTGTGGCTTCTCAAAAGAAAATTTTTCTCCCGTTAGATTTTCTCAAGCTCGACGTTCGTAAGGATGCTAAATATACCCGGATTGGAAGTCTTCAGGGTTTGATGAAGAGCGGGCTACTTCGGTTTTTCGAAGGTGTTACGGCGTGGGATAAGATTGTTCATCAGTTTGAAATATTCCCCGGTGGAAAACATAAGCACGATGATTACATTGATACCATCGCGTTGTTTGCAACTCACATGATTGGGACGATGATAACCGAGCCTATAAGGCCGAAAGTAAATCCGATTTTTGAAATGGTTCGGCAGAGTGAGCAACAAACATTAGCGGATCAGATTCTTGAACGGCAAAAGATACCATCCGATCCCAGCGATGGGTTTGATGCTTTTAATTCCGGTTGGTCGACGCAGGGCACGATAAGTATGATTCCCGATTGAGGAATGAGATTACATGGCTGGCGGTACAGTTGATAACTCACTGGGTCTAGGTGGCTCGGCATCGAGCGGCGGATTTTCTGCAGTTCCAGAAGCAGTTGATCCGGGTGCTGCATTATCTGCTGCGGCGAACTTTACTGCTGAACAAACAGCTTTTCACGGAGAAGAGTACAGCGATGAAACAGCACTGGGCATAGTTCTTACAGATGTTTCTGCCGGTATTGCGTTTCTTCAGTCGAAAGCTTTATTGCCTGCTCTTGTCGATACTTCGAATGACTTGATCTTCGGATTGCAGAAACCACGTGTTTGGGCTGATGGTAAGCCTCGGGCAAATTTGCCGATCTATGCTGTTATGGAAGGCATAGAGAAGCTGATGCCTGTGTTTTACATGAGTTTGTTCGGCACAGGTAAGCGTCGACCGTTCGTCGTCACTCCGGTAGGGAAGACAACTCCCGAAGCGGCTCGGGCGAAGGGTTCGGTTTTGGCCTGGGCCGTCAAGCAGGCTGGGCTTAAAGAAGAGATGCGTCTGACTCTCAAACAATGTCTTAGTTATGGATTCTGCTGTGGTTGGTGGGGGTGGGAGCAGAAGAATCTTCGTGAGCGGGTTTATGCGAAGAATTCATCCGGAAAAGTTTCGGGAAAGTGGAAAGATATTTTATTGAGTTTGCCGAAGTTTGAGAATGTAGACCTGAAGAATTTTTCTTTTGATCCGCAATGTAAGCGGCAGGATGTTCAGAAAGGTGCCCGTTGGGTCGGCAAGCAGGTTTTGATAACAGCCAATACTTTAGATGACTGGCGGGATGATCTTGATACTTATGGGCGGGACGAAGTAGAAGAGATAGAGCAAGACGGCCAGAAAGTTTCTAAGAAAACTGGGAAGCGAGTTAGTCGGATTCCAGATCGGGAAACTTTGCGCAGGGTTCTTGCTACTGATCGTGAACAAACTGAAGATACATTTGCGAGTCAAAAGCGGGCGATATGGCGCGAGTTTCAGGCGCAGTTAGATACCGAGGCTTCATCAGTTGATCCTTTGATGCGTCCTCTGGAGTACATCGAATACTGGACAGAGGATCACATTATTGGGGTTTTGCAGCGTAAGCTGGTCATTCGTCTCAGTGAAAACGAATATAACGAGACGCCTGCTCGTACGTGTGCCTTTATTGATGTGCTTGGTAGCGCCTGGGGTTTTGGTGTTGCTCGTTTGCTGGCGGGAGAGCAGCGGTTTCAGGCCGGGGTCGCTAACAGCTGGATTGATTCACTAGCTCTGGTTTTGAATCCGGTCTTTCAAGCTTTGAAAGGCGTGGGGCCGGGAACTCAAAATATTCCGCTGGCTCCTGGCCGTGTAATCACTGAGACTTCGGAACTGAAGCCCTTGGTGACTCCGGATGTTAGCCAAGCTGCGACAACTGCGATGGCAAACTCCGAAGCGCGAGCTTCGAAGCGCATTGGCGCAGAAGGCGGCGTAAATCTTCCGACTCAGGCGTTGCGGACAGGCTCTGGCGTGCAGGCTTTGACTGGCGACGTTATCCAACGTCTGCAGTATTTTCTAGAAATTTTCATCAATCTAGTTTATCTGCCGACGCTAGAAAAATTTGTTCTGCTATGTATGGAGCATTTACAGCCGGACGACATTAATCGAATTTTGACAGAAGAGGAAGGCAAGGAGTGGACAGGGAACATCGAAGAAGTTTATAACGCCCAAATCGGTATCGATGTTCTTGCGGGCGCGGACCTTACGGCTCGCGCTGCCTCAGCACAGTTGGCTCCAATAATAATTCAGTTGCTGAGTGCTCCCGCAGTTCAAACTTCATTACAGATTCAAGGTCGGAAGTTTGATTATACAAACTGGGCGGCTGATATGCTAGACAGTCAAGGGTTCGACGTTGATCATTATTTCCAGCCTATGACTCCGGATGACTTGAAGCGCATGCAAGAGCAAAATGCTGCCTATGCTAAAGGTCAGCAAGATCAGGCTGTTGAAGCTCAAAAGCATCAGAACGATCTTGACGCTATAAATGAAAAAGGCACGGTGCAGGCTGGTGTAGCATTGGTTAAGAAGGCTGCTGAGTCCCATATGGATGTAGCTCAGAATGCACTTGAACTTTTGCAGCAGCAGCAACAGCCATCGGAACCTCCTCAACAAATTACGGGATAAGTGAGAATGATGAAAGACACAGATAGTGAATTCGAAGCAGCCGGTAAGCCTTCTGAGGGCGGCATACAAGGTGATGATATTGCGATTGAAGAAGGTCAGGGATATGACCCTGGTACAACGTA